CCCTTGCGGCTCCCACGTCCTTAAATAACGAGTGCATATTATGCAGTTGAGTTACTCGTCCGCTAGTGGGCAAGTTGCGCGGTGAACCACCCACCGGCAGCCGGCGGCGTCCGTCCCATCGACCGACCCGGCCCTCCCTGACCGGCCGCAGCACGTTGCACGTCACGCAGCCTGCCCTCAGGTTCCTGAGGTCGGTGAACTCAGCCCACGTCATGCCGGGATGCACGGGCAGGACGTGGTCGACCACCGTCGCCTCGTTGCGACAGCCCTCGGTGATCCGGCAGTCATGGCCGTCACGAGCGAAGACGTGCTGCCTTCGCTTCATCCACTGGTTGCGCTTGTACCAGCAGCCCTTGCCGATGGCGCAGCCAGGGCACAGGCACGACGATCGCCTCATGCCACTTCCTCGACGCCGTGGATACCGCGCTTCGCCAGGCCGTCGAGCCATTGCACGGCCTGGGGGTCGGTCACTTCGACCTCACCCTGCTTGAAGTGGTAGACGGTGCCATCGAGGTAGCGGAGGTCACGGTCAGCACGGTACTTCGCTGACACCCTCGGCCTGACCTTGCGCTTGATGGCCTCTTCGTAGAGTTCGAGCAGCTTCGCAAGGGCAGGCTTCTCGTCATGGTGCCTGCGGACGTGGGCAAGGCCGCGCTCGGCGTACTCTGCCCTTGCATCGGCCGACACGACGAGACGCTCGATGACCTCCGACAGCGTCCGCTCCTTCGCCTCGGCGAACGGCAGCTGCCCCCAGAAGCCTTCCATCGCGTTCAGCGTCCAGTTGTCGGCCCCGGCGATGACCGGCACTCCCATGCCCCACGCCTCGATGGAGTTGCAGCCGTAGCCGAACATCAGCTGGTCGTAGACGATGTCGGCCTTCGCCTTCTCGACGAGCGTCTCGGCGTTCGTCCGTCCCTCGACGACCACGAGGTCGATCGGATACCGCTTCGCCAGGTCCCTGACGACGTCGATGAAGAGGTCCGTGTGCTTCAGCTTCCGGTTGGTCGGGGCGTGGACGATGCGGATGCGGCCATCCGGCTCGCGGCGGTTGGCCTTGCCGATCGCCTGAAGCTCGTCGATGTCGTAGGCGCTCGGCAACCAGCGCAGGACGTCAGGAGCAGGCTTCATCAGGTCGACCGTGCTGACGGCCTGGGCCATCCTGAACTGCCGAGCCCGCTTCAGCATGTGTTCGCTGGTCGTGCGAAAGAGGCTGCCGTGGTGGTGCAGCAGAACCGGCTTCCTCTGGATCGCCCGCAGCCGGTTCATCGCGGCAAAGGAGTTGTTCAGGTGGACGACGTCCGCCCGCTCGATCAACTGCGCGATCTCCGGTTCGGTCCGGTCGTTCCACTCGATGTCGGCCGGGAACTGGAAGTACTCCGAGGCCCGGTGAGCCGACCGGATGCGGAGGTCGCCGTACTTCTCGGCTGCCAGCTGAAGCCGCACCACGACGCCGGCAGGATCGGCGTTGCCGATGGCGAACGAGCGGATCACTTCGTCGCCGTGCTTTCGCGCAGCCTGGACGAACCGGGCGTTCTGCCCGTTCGTGTCGAGTCCGCGGCTGACGATGACGGCATCCACTCAGACCCCGGCAGCCTTTCGGATCGCGTCGTAGCTGCAGCCGGCGAAGCAGTACAGCAGCAGCCTCCCGTCCGGCGTCGTCGCCCATGACAGCGTCTTCTTCCGGCCGTCGCCGTGAGCAGGACACGGCACGCGGCCCTTGTAGTCGGCCGGGTTGATGCCGAGGGCTGCAAGGATGTCGGCCGACTGCGGCTGCGCCGGACGCGGCGTGGCCGACGGCCAGAACTCCGGGGCGTACTCGGCCAGCAGATGGGCAGCCCGATCCTGCGACATCGGCTTCGCCGCATCCCGTTCGCCGACAGGGTCCGTCATCGCCAGCCTCGCTCGCTCCCAGATGACCGCTCGGTAGGCGTTCGGATCATTCAGGCGGGGCAGCTTCAGCATAGTGAGCCTCCCTCCAGGCCATGTAATCCGTAAAACTTGCATCCAGAGTACGTAGTGTCTTCTTAAGCTCTACAGCATCCTTCCTGTATGTCTCTTCTCTGGATGCAACATTTCGCCGCTGAACGTGGAGACGGGCTTTTCCGGCCAGTTCCCTGATCTTGATGCGGGCCTGCGTGACGTAGTCGGAGAACCGATCCCAGCCCCTCCGATGGACCGTGATGCCTCCCTTCCGGCCCCGGCGGACCTCGATGGCGTACATCGCCCAGCCCTGGAGCTTGTTGATGGTCCGGCTGACGGTCGACACGGTGCAGCCGGCCTCGGCCGCGATGTCCGACATCTTCGCCGTCGGGTCGGTACTCATCGCGATCCGGTGGATGATGGCGTAGACGCGGGCCTGCTTGACGCTGACCCACCGGCTGATGCCTTCGCCGTCGGTGACGTCGCGATGGGGCTCGCGGCTGTACCGCTGGAAGCAGCGGAGGCTGGCGGCGGCCGGGTTGCTGAGTCCCATGAACGGGCTTTCGGGACGCTCATAGGCGTCCGCGTCGGCCATCGCCATGTAGGCGGAATGGACCACTATGCGACTCCCTCTCTCACGGGCTGACAGCCTCGTGCGTGTCGTGTCCAGGCGTCATAGCCGACGCTCACCGGCTGCTTGCAGATCCCGCAGCTGACGATGGCCTGCGTCGGCTCGCCGATCTTGCGGAGTGAGGCCCGGTATCGTTCCAGCCCCTCGGCCGTGTCCCGTGCCTCGGCGACGAATGACGTGTCGGTCGCCTCTCGCGACAGCCTCGGCTTCGGTGCCCACTCCGGGCAGTCATGCTCCCGGATGTCGTTGACGATCTCCTTCGTGAAGTTGTCGACCCGGCTGAAGCTGACGCCAGGGAGCCCGCAGTAGGGACAGGGGTCGCGCATCAGCGTCTGATCACGAGGATCAGCACGCCGACGGCGATCAGGATCAGGAGCAGGAGTTCGAGCATGCTCATCCGCTGTAGTCCTCCGGGAGTCCGAGACGCTGCTGGACGAGCTTGTGGGCGTTGCCCTGCTCACGGATGTCGCCGACGGCCCCGAATGCCACCAGTCCCCAGTAGGCGCCGCTGAGGCAGCCCAGGACGGTCACGACGGCGAGCCGCTCGCCGGCTGCCCAGATCATGACGGCCAGCGACACGCCGACGGCGGTCATCGCGATGAGATACCACCACTCGCGGGAGTTCATGACGTCGCCCACTTCAGGACGGCACGGTAGCCCGCGTGGATGGCTGCGCCGGCCACGGCGAACGCGGCGATCTGCGGCGTGTCGACGACCGATTGCAGGCCCGTGATGTTGACCGTCGCCAGGGCAGCTGCCGCGCTGATGAGGAAGTCGGCGACGAAGTCCTTCAGGACCTTCGAGCCGGTGAACTTGCTGATGCCGGTGCCGTCGGTCAGGGCATTGCCGACCCCGCCTGCGTTGCTCGGACCACTCATGCGTCCTCCTCCTCCTCTGGTGTCGGCAGCGGTCCGTCGGGGTCGGGGACCTTCCCGCCTGGCGACGGGGCGTTCGCTGCCTCGGGGTCCTTGCCGCCCGCGGGCGGGTCAGCCTCGTCGGGCTGGTCGTCGAAGTACGTCGTGTCGGTCATACGAGGTTGGCCCTCACGTACTTGTTCGGCTGGAACCACTTGCCGACGTTCGCCGTGTGCGATCCGTCGGCCTTGCTCACGATCTGATACCACCACTCGCCAGCGTCCTTCGAGCGGTCGCAGATGTAGGTTGCCAGGGCCACGGCACCGGCCTTCGCGCCGTTCGGCTTGTCGTAGAGGTCGACATGCCCCGTGATCGTGACGCGGTATCGCGTGACGCCGAGCAGCGGCCGGATGGCCGTGATCCCGACGAACAGGTCGCCCGCGCTGCGGCCGTTGCGGATCGCCAGGGCTTCCGCTGCCTTCCGGTTGCCCGACTGCGGCAGCCATCGAGGGCCGGTGCCGAGCGAGTCGAAGATGAGGACCTCGCTATCGGTGCTGCGGAAGGCGTCGAGCCCGAGGGCGTGGTCGAAGGCGTGTGGCGTCTGAAGCGGATACGGATAGCTGGCGTAGTCGACGGCGAAAGCGACGTGCCGCCGCTGGCGAGCCGCGTAGATGCAGTCGTCCCAGCTGAAGCCGCGCGGCGTCCAGAGCGTCTGCCCGAAGTGGCGATGCCAGGCGTCCTGGACGTCATCGACCCCGATGCCGCCATCGAAGTCGGACTGCCAGTTGCGGATGCCGGCGGGCCCGGTCGTCGTCCGGCCGCTGGTATGGGCATCGAGCGCGACCGCTCCTTCTGCCGCCATGCAGTTCTCGGCATCGAAGTCGTGGCCGTTCACGACGTTGTTCCACGGCGTCGTCTTGAAATAGCGATCCCGCGTCTCGTCGTAGTCGAGCCGATAGAACTGGTTGATCGGTGCTGGTCGATGGAAGCTCACGGTGTCACCTTCGGCGGGCAGACGACCAGTTCGAGGAACTCGACGCGGGCCTTCAGGTCGTCGATCTGCTTCTGCTGGTCCTTGATGGTGTTCCCGAGAACGGACTGGATCGTGCCCGCCAGCTGGCCGGCGCGGGTGTTGATCTCCGTCGTGAGGCGGCTGTCGACCTGGCTGACGGTCCTAGCCATCAGTGCGCGGCGTCCAGAGGGCGAGCAAGGCTGCGACCGCCGAGAAGGCGCCCCATGCGAGGCCCGCGAAGAACCGCCGGCCGTAGATGTCGCCCAACGGGATCACGACGACGAGGATGCTCATCAGCGACGCCAGCCCCGCGATCAGCAGGGCGACTGCCACCAGAAGCTCGCGGATGCTCCTCCGGTCCCGGTGCCGTCTCCACTGCCAGTACCGCCGGCTGAAGACGACTCCCAGGAGCGCGACGGTGCCGATCCCCCAGGTGAGCGAGACGACGATCGTGCCGGTGTCCATCAGTCATCGGAGCAGGCGCTTCCCGGCTTCCACGCCGAGGAAGAGGAGCGCCGTGCCGAGGATGAGGCCGAGTTGGATGCTGTCGACGCTGAACGTCGGCGAGAGGACGTCGGCGATGTAGAGGATGAAGACAAGTAGGAGTAGACCGAGGCCCGCGGCGGTCCGGGCGTTCGTGTACGGCGCATCGCCGCCGCCATCACTGCCAGCCACGGCCGCGGCGATCGACGAGCCACGGGATCACGTAGTGGTCAAGCACGAAGTACACCGGAAGTGCCAGGGCCATACCCAACCAGAACCCGTCCGCATTCATGATCCGCCGCGCGCCGCGGTCATGTGGGCGTTCACAAGGTCTGACGGTACGCCGTCGGGTGTCACGGCGCAATACCAACCGTGTCCGTCGGCGGCAGCTGCGGCGAGTCGCCCCAGGTGACCGTGACCCGGACCAGCCCGCGAGAGAGCGGCGTCCCGGTGGCCCGGAAGGCTGCCGGCGAGAGGTCGATGACCCGCTTCGGGCAGGCGCACCAGTCGGTCAGGCGCACGGTGACGCAGGACGACGCGCAGACCTGGACTGTCCTCCCGCGCCAGTGACCGACCCGCAGCGCCGGACCGGCTGCGGCGTAGATGCCGGGTCCGTTGTCGTACCAGCTTGCGATGCCCGTCCGCTGCTCCGCGGCGATCGGCGGCACCAGCCCCTCGATCGGCTGCGTGTCGGCCACCGTGACGTTCAGCAGCATCGTGATCGCCATGCAGGCGGCTGCGAGGACGGTCACGATTGCCCCTTGACAACGTAGGCGGGAGCGTTTACGTTATCAGCACACCACCGAAGGAGAACGAGATGGCAGTCACCAAGCAGCAGCTCGCGGAGCGCAAGGACCGCAAGGTCAAGACGTTCGTTCGCTGGTCGGGTCAGCCGGCCGACTCGAGCCTCGAGCGACCGCTCTACGTCGTCAAGGATCTCTTCGATCGCGAGGGGTTTGCCGACTACATCGACGCTGGACGGGTTGCGATCGGCCCCGATGACATCGGCATCGCGTGGGGCGTCAGCCTCGACGACATCTCGCTGGACTGACCGATGACCGTCACCGAAGCCGCTGCCCGATTGGGGGTGGCGGCTTCCACGTTGCGTGTCCAGATCGGCAAGGGAAAGCTCCGCAGCACGAAGCGCGGACGGGATCACTGGATCACCGAGGCCGAGGTCGAACGCTACCGGACGGAGTCGAAGGGCAAGCATCAGCCTTCGTAGTCCTCCATCAGCCGTCGCCCGATGTACTCGACGACTTGCGGAACGACCGCGTTGCCGAGGGACCTAAGTCGGTCCACCCGAGCGGGAACCCCATGAGCCACTCGACCCACGTCGGGTTCAGTTGACCAGTTGCCAGCATCGATTCCCGCGTGGAGACTCGTCCAGCCTCCCGCAGGATCACCGTCGAGAGGCTCTCCTCCACACCCTTCATGCCCTTCGTCCGATCCTGCCAGCCTTGACGGGCCTCGGATGCCTGCGGCGTAGGCCACGATCCAGACCCGGTAACGGAGGTGCGGGGCACCAACGGCCGCCGCGGGAATGCTCTCCCACTCCGCGTCATACCCGAGGGTGGCCAGGTCTCCGAGAACGGCTCCCATCCCGCCTCCCACAAGGAGGCCTGGGACATTCTCCACGAGGACGAAGCGGGGTCGTAGCTCGCGAATGGCTCGGGCGAACTCGGGCCATAGCCAACGATCGTCATCCATTCCCCCGCGCTTGCCTGCGACGGAGAACGGCTGGCAAGGAAAGCCGCCGGCGAGGAGATCGACGGGCTCGACGCCAGACCAGTCCACCAGTCCGATGTCTCCATATCGGGGAACATCAGGCCAGTGCTTGGCGAGGACTCGCTGGCAGAAGGGGTCCCATTCGACCTGGAAGCGGCAGTCCCATCCGGCTCGCTCAAGGCCGAGGTTCGCCTCGGTCAAGCGCCGTTCAGCGGCCCGCGTCATCCGACTGCCATACGGCGGCACCTTGCCGATGGCGTAGTTGAGTGCGTTCGCTGCGTCCTCCACCCGTGCCCGCGCCTCCTGTTCGGCGCGGAGGGCGGCGAGGAGATCGCGGACGTCGCAACTGCGCTTGAAGCAGTAGGCATGTCGCGCCTCGATCGCTGCCAGCTCGTCGGGCGTCATCGCTGGCTGGCTGCCCATAGTGCCCTTCCTGCGAGCGTGATGGCTCGCCCGTCGTCAACCATGTCCGTCGTCACTCGGATGACGAGCCATCCCCCGATGGCGGCCTCGTCGTACTTCAGGCAGTCGGCCTCGAAGCCGCTGCCGCGGAGATGCCGCCCGTTCGACCAGCTGCCACCTTCGATCTCCACGGCCACCTTCCACTGCGGCCAGGCGAAGTCGAAGCGCCACTTGCGGCTTGCGTCGAAGCGGTGTTCCCGCTGCCATTCGGGGTAGCGCAGCTGGCGTAGGTGCGTCTCGAACGCTCGTTCGCCGTCGGAGCCCTGCTCCTGCATGAAGCCTGCCGGCGTCAGCGGGTCGACGTTCACGCGTGCCCCTTCCGGCTGCCGAGGGCTGCTGCCATCACGTCATCATGCTCCAGCGTCCACGTCGCGAAGGCCAGCAGGCCGCGGAAGGCCGTCCACGCTTCCCGGTCACCCCGGACGCTGACGAACTCCCATCCGTCGTCGGCGAGATGGAGGATCGCCATGCCCGACACCTGGCGCAGCAGCCGGGTGCGGATGTCGTCCACGACGTCGTCGGTGCCCGCGAACTCGGCCATCGTGTAGGCCATCAGCTGGAGGACATGCTCGGAGTAGATGCCGTTGCCCGTCTTCAGGTCGACCGTCCAGAGGCTGCCGTCCGGGAACCGGCCGATGAAGTCGACCGTTCCCGCGTAGCCCGCGGTCAGGTTGAACACCTGGAACTCGGTGGCGAGGATGTCGCAGCCGCTGGCGTCGAGCCAATGGCGGAACTGCCTGAGCCTCGGCTGTACGGCAGGCTCCGCGTCCTCGATTGCGAAGCCTGCCGCAGCTGCATCATGGACCGCCGTGCCGAGCTTCGCTGCCGCATCGCGCTCCTCGGTGGCCGCTGCCCGCAACCACTTGCGCGTCTCGGCGATCCGGTTCTTCTCGGTGACGCGCTCCCGCTTCCGTGCCTCGCGGGTCATCATCGCCGTCATCGTCTCGAACTCGTCGGTCGCACGCTGGACCACCTTCGAGACTTGATGCGTCGCCAGCTTGTGGGGCATGCCGGCCATCCGCCGGACGGTCGTCACGGACGGCAGCATCCGGCCCTGCCAGGCGTAGAAGCGCATCCCCGTCTCGGGATCGGTCCTCGCGTTCGGCGGACCGGAGTCGGTGCCGATGGTGAATGCCGGTGCGGTCATGTAGTGCCTCGGGGGGAGAGCAGGCGGGACGACGAGCCCAAGTGTCGTCCCGCCCGTCTCGCGGGAAGTGCTACAAGGGCAGCTGGTCGACTTCCTCGTCGACCTGGTCGCGGATGGGCCGCGAGGCCGGTGCGACCGGGGCCGGCGAGCCCTTCGGCGTGACCGCCGCTCCCGTGGACTCGGCAACCTTCTTGCTCAGGCCGCTGATCGGCATGGCCGAGAAGCTGACGATGTCGCTGTACCCGGACTCCTGGCGCTGGACGGTCCCGAGGACCATGCGGCCGATGAGGTCCTTGAAGTCCAGCTTATCGCCGTACTTCGGGGCTCTGCCGCCGAGCAGGGCGGTGAGCAGCGGGAACATCTTCGACCGCGGCCCCGTCTTCGTGCTGGTCCCGCAGCGAAGCTCGGTGCCGTCGTCCATGTGAAAGACCCAGTCCCAGAAGTAGACATCCTCATCCTTGACGGGGTCATGCCATTTGCGCGGTACATCGGGTTGGTCGGGATCGCCCACGATCGCCGACAGCTGGAGCGGATAGACGCCGTCCTCGATGTTCGGACCGGATGCGCTGATCTCGATGCTTGGCATTCCTACTTCTCCGTTCTGCGTTCTGCGTTTGTGCTTGCCTTCGGTTCGATCGGATGCTCCTCCACGTAGCGGATATGGGTGCGAAGTCGCTGGACGTCGCTGACGGAATGCTCGTAGTCGTGCTGGCAGGCGTTGTAGTTGGCCCGATAGTGGCGGATGTCGGCCTCGGGCAGCCGCTGCTTCTCGGCCGCGTCCAGCAGCTGCCGAGCAGCCCGCATGTCGCCCAGAGCCTCGGTGCGCCAGGCGTCCGCCCGCTCCAGCTGCCGGATGAGGCTGGCGATCCGCTCGTCGGTCACTGGTTCTTCAGGCATGCCCTGCACCTCGGCCAATCCGGCCGGTCGTAGCGGATCGGCTTGACGTAGACGCGGCAGACAGCCTGCCCGCGGGGATTGTCCATCACGACGAGATGCTGCTGGTTGTCGTAGCCGGATCGCCAGCCGAGGTCGATCCTCAGCATGTCGCGCCCCCTGCCAGCCGGGGGGAAGGTCCGGCAGGGGGCGCGGAGGAGACGTCCAGCTGGTCCCGCCTGGACGCCTCGGGCAGCCGCTGGCAGCGGGCACTACACCGGCCAGCGACTGCCCGAGGGGTCATGACAGTCACTTCGTCGTCTTCCCGTTCGACAGGAGCAGCGGAATCTCGGGGGTCGTTCCGGCCATCTTGGCGTAGTCCATCTGAAGCTTCACGATCCGCAGCATCGAGGCCGTGCTATTGACGATGGCGTTCGCGACGGCCGGCGTAGCCTCGCCTGCCTGGAGTCGGCGGATGTTCTCGCCCATGACTTCGAGGAGATCGGCTGCGGTGACAGGTGCGATATTCGTGGTCATCTGGCAGTGCCCTTTCGTGGGTGGTTCGTGTGATTGCCGATACCGAGCATCCGGCGCGTGTCCTTGATCAGACGCGCAACCGTCAGCATCTCGGGTGGGAGACTCGCCATCCGGATCGCCTGCCCGTCGATGTGGATTGCCTCGCCCCGACCTGAGCGACGATACGCAAGCTGGTATTCGCTGAGATGCTCCCTGACGCCTGGCCTGAGATACCAGCGGGCGAAGTTCGCAGCCGACTTCTCGGGGTCGTACCGATCGCGCCTACGCCGCAGGATGTCCTCTCGGTTCGCCGCATACCACTCGCGCTGTCTGCGCCGCCGTTCCTCCTGCGTCATGCTGCGTACCTGTTCTGCACCGGCAGGCGCTTCTCGGCGGCACGCTGCACCCACTCGGGCGTATCGACGGGGACGAACGTCATCCCGAGAGCCTCGTAGCGCGGCAGGCAGTCGGGGCAGATGCGGTAGACGAGCCGACCGCGATCGCCGACCAGCCGGTACGACTTCGAGCCCTCGGGACAGCGGCCCTGTGGATGCATCAGAACCCCCCTACCACTTCACGATCATCGCGAAGAAGATGAGCCCGCCGACGATCAGCCAGAAGCCTTCGGCCAGGACCCGCCGCCACGGCTCGTTGCTCATGACGCAGCCCTCAGGCTCTCGCGGCGATACCGCTCGACCTCGGAATAGTCGACGAACCAGTCCCGGCCGCGCTTCTCGGCCCGCAGCTTGCCCTTGCGAATCTGATGGCGAAGCGTGGATGGTGCGAGCCCGAGGAGTCGGGCGACGTCGGCGAGTGGCATCAGCGGTTGCAGAACGTATGGCTGCCACTGCCGCAGTTCCAGCAGGCTCGACCCTCGATGATGAGGTCGATCGTTCGCTGCGAATGGCCGCGGGCAACGAATGCGTCAGTCAGGTTCTTCCGGCGCATGATCGCCCAGAAGTCCTTCGCGGCCTTGTCGACGCGGGCGTTCGGCGTTGTGTTCATACACGCACTCTACACCGTGCGCGTACGTTGTCAACCCCGTACCTATGGGGTGTTGCCGCCGCCGTTGGTCAGGTTGGTGTTTGTCCACGGTCCGCTGCCAAGCGCCAGCGTGCCACACGAGCCGTGGCCGTTGCTGTTCTTGACGCTGCCGCTGATCGTCTGCCCCGTTGGGCTGTCGATCGTGGCATCGCAGCTGGTCCCGGACCACCCGTCGATATCCACACCCGATCCACTGTTGCCGTAGATCAATGCCCATCGGTGGAGGTTCGTGACGGTCCAGTTGTGCGCGATATGTCCCGCACCCTGCGGTTCGCCGAACTTCTGCAAGCCGTTGACGTGGCGCGAAGTCCCGGTGACGTTCCAGCCGCTGGTCGTGATGTTCGTCCCGGCGTGGCCGCTGCCCGTCTTGGTGTAGACGGCATGCGACTGGTTGTACTGTCCTGAGCCGTTGTCCACGCCGTCGAAGTTGGTAACGATGATGTTGTTGACGGCGATGTGATCGACCCACCCGGTGTACAGCAGCCCGAACGACCCCAGGGAGTAGCCGTCGAGCGTGATCGTGCCGCCGTTGGCCGTGCCGTCGATCGTGATGTAGTCCGTGACGACGACCGGCGTGCCGGGTCCGGCGTCCGCGTTGATGTTGAAGACGGGGCTCTGTGCCGTCCCGCCGCCGACGCCGTTCAGGGTCACGGCAGCGCCTGGGGCCGTCGTCACCAGCAGCGGCGAGCCGGACCCGCGGGTGCAGTTCTTCAGGACGAGATGGAAGTTCGGATATGTGCCGGCCGCGATCTCGATGCGCCGGATGGAGGTGTTCGACATCATCGCCGCCAGCGCAACTGCCGTAGATGGCCCGGTGCCGGGGAACGGGGTTGCCGTGCCGCTTCCGCCGCTGGTGACCGTCTCGGGGAACGTGTCGACTGATGTCCACGTCCCCGCGATGTATTGCTCCCAGTCGATCGTCGAGGTTCCCGGCGTGCTGCCTAGCTGGATGGTCGTCTCGAAGGCCGTGTCGGCGCAGGCAGCCCACACGACGACGCCGTCGAGCTTCAGCCGGTTCTTGGCATCGCTGCCGCCCGTGCCGACGACATCGACGTACTGGTCGACGGCCTGGCTGGCCGGTGTTGCGGTGACGACGGCAACCATGTCTTCTCCCTAGACGTCGACTTGCATGTAGTCCGCCCATACGCGGACGTTGTAGGCCGTGGACGGGAGATACAGGATGCCGAACACCAGCTGGCTGACGGTCACGGAGTCGGCCCGCGTGGAGAATGTCTTGTCCCACGCCCGACCGGATCGGCTGACGTAGCCCGTCCAGGTGCCCGATACGCGCTTCAGGCGCATCCAGTAGTCGCCGTTCGAGTCGCTGCTGACGAGGCCGTACCCGCCCCAGTTGTCGGAGTTGGCGGCATATCCGTACGTCGTGATGCTCGCGAGGTAGCAGTTCGTGTCGGAGTAAGCCGTGATGCCGACCCCGGTGCCGCTGGAGTTCAGAGCCGCGATGCCGATCATGATCGACGAGCCGGGGTTCCCGTGGACGCCGAACCCGCCCACCGTGAAGTCGAGGTCGGTGTTCGAATGAGCGACCGACAGGCCGCCCATCTGCCCGCTCATCATCATCTCGCACGATGAACCCGGCCAGTTCTGCGCCCCCTGCGTGAGGACGTCGCCGGTCACGAAGGTCCCGGACGTCGAGTAGGCCGAGAAGGCTCCGTCGAGCGAAGCCCCTGCGAAGTCGTACGTCGGCGTCCCCGGCTTCAGCGGAGGCCATTGAACCGTGAGCCCGCCGCCGCCCCCGGCCGGTGCGTTCCACGTCCCGTCGGCTCGCAGGAAGTTCGTCGTGCCGCCGCCGAGCTTCGGCAGCAGCCCGTGGTGGCCGGTCGTCGCGTCGGCCGTGGTGTTGTCGACGCTGACGTCGAGGTCCGCCGGGACGACCGCGGACCAGCCGCTGACATCCGTCCCGTCGGCGTGCAGCAGGCCGGTGCCGACAGCCTGGCGGGCGGTGACGTTCGACGAGTTCCGCTTGATCATGTCGCCGCGGGTCGTCATCGGGTCGGCGAGGCCGCTCGGCGTATACGGCCGGACGGTTCCGGACGAGTCGACGGTGCAGAGGACGTGGTCCGACGACCGCACGAACAACCGCTCGTGACTGGCAGCCGGGGACGTCGGCGTCGACCCCTGCTCGGTGAAGAGGAGACTCGGGGAGTCGTTGTCGCTGAACTTCGTCACCGATGCCTCCTAGATGTCAGCGTAGACGAGGTCATCCTGGGCCTCGTTCTGGATGATGTCCGCGAACACCAGCGGCGTCGAGGGCGTGTCGGAGATGATCAGCGGGCCCACGCCGACGCCGGTCGTCTGCAAGGGATGGCGGTGATCCTCCCGCGAACTCGGCAGGGCCGTCCCGACGACGCCGGTCCCCGAGTTCGAGAGCGGAGTCGCGCTCGTCAGGGCAGGCATGCCGTGCTTGTGATCCCGGCGGCTGGCAACGGCAGCCGCGCCCGTCGCCGCGCTGTCGCCGAGTGCCTGCGTCACTGGCACCGTGGCGTCGAAGGCGACGATCGTCGAGTCGCTGCGGATGACGGTGGCGGCTGCGCCGGCCGTGGCTGCCGTGCCGAGGACGATGGCCGGTGTCGCGAACGACAGCGTCGTGGACGGGGCCAGCTGCGTGAACGTCAGGGCCGTCGTGCCGATCGTGGGGGCGCTGGTGTTTGTGTTCTGCCAGAGGGTGGCCGCTGCTGCCGTGCCTTCCCTGACGCGCACGAGGTAGCCGAAGTTCGGGTCATCGGTCGACTCGTCGTAGTCGCGGACCGGCGTCACGCCGACGACGTAGATGCCGTTTTCAGCCCCGGCCGTCTGGTTCTTCACCAGCACGCGGTCGTCGGTGGCGAGGGTCACGCCGTCGAGGGTGTCGCCGTTGTTCAGGGCCGTCGCGATGACGATGTTGGCCGTCGTCGCAGCACGAACCGACTCCAGCAGCGGCCCCTTCCGATGGAAGTGCGGCTTGTGGCGTTCGGTGATCGGGGGAGCAGCCATCTACCGGCCCTGGTACTTCACGGTAACCGTCTCGTCGGCGTCGATCTTCCAGAGCAGGTGGAAGTCGCCGCAGAGGCCGTCGTCCTCGACGTAGCTGGCCGGCGAGATCAGCACGCCGTCCACCTTCACCAGCAGACTCCGGTCGGCGTACGGGTGGGCCGTGGTGCCGGTGCTGACGCCGTTGACGGTCGTCATCGTGACGACCTCCCAGGGCACGTCCTGCCCCGGCTGCGGCGGGTTGCTGACGGTGTCGGCATGCAGGACGATGATCTGCCCGCCCCAGTCGAACGCCCCGCTGCTGATCGGCTCGTGGAACGTCGCCGTTGCAGTGAAGCTGCCCGCGCTGGCAGCCTGATAGTGGGCATAGAGCCAGCCCGGATGGCCCGACCCGCCCGAGCCGTGTCCGTCCTCCGTGCCGGTGTCGGCCGACCAGTACCAGCCGTCGAGGATGATCCCCGAGTCGAAGACGCCGCCGTCCGTGGCGAGGAACATAAAGAGGGCGATGTCGCCAGCTGCCATCGCGACGGCAGGCAGGCTGAACGTCTGGGTTGGGGCTCCCGACCCCGAGCCATTCGCCTTCGCGCTCGTGCTGATCGACAGGCCGGGGGACGTCTCCCACCAGCCGCCGGCCGAGTCGATGCCGATCATCCCGACGAACGACTGGGCATCGCCGGACGCGATCTCCTTGCCGATGAACGCCATCTGATCGGGCGTCACGGTCTGGATGCCCTCGGGGCTCGTGGTGTAGCTCGCGGGGATCAGCCCCGACACGACGGTGCCGCGTGTCTCGATGCCGAGCCAGAGGCCGTCGCCGTTCTGGATCGGGTTCGGCATGGTCGGGTTGCCGGTCGTCCAGTCGCCCTGGATGATCGTGCCGGGGGTCGGGGGCGGATGCGGGAAGCCGCCGGTCGGCCCGCCGCCTTCGCTGGCCCCGCGGATCGCGTCGTTGCTCAGTTCGTACGTCACGACGTAGTTCTCGTTCGTGATGTACTGCTGAACCTGTCGGGCGATGACCCGGACGTACGTGAAGTCGCCGTAGCCTTCGAGATCGAGATGGGTGAACTTCACGGCCACGCGGGAGCCGACGTCGATGAAGCCGACCTTCGCCGCCGGGATGATGACGGTCACGGTCAGGGTGTCGCGCTCGATGCCACCCTTCGCCAAAATGCCCCCGTCCATCGTCCGCATCGTGGCCTCTTCGCCGACGCGGTCGTTGTCCCACGCGAAGCCGCGGTTGCCGAGGTCCAGCCCGCCGGTCGCTGCCGCGCTGAAGTAGTCGTTGTAGGTGTCGACGTTGCCGTCGAGAACCACGCCGTTCCGATAGGTCCCGCGAACGAGGCTCGTCATGTCCGAGGGGTCACGGTGCAGCTGGCCGTCGATGAACGGCAGCAGGCACGTATCCGACTGGTCCGCCAGGTCGTTGCTGATCGACATGCTGGACGTCAGGACGGTGCTGGTCGGGAAGTCGTAGAACAGGCCGAGCGCCCCGTCGGGCTGGTTGATGTAGACGAAGTAGATGCGGCCGAGGGCCGGCGCGAGGCTGTCGAGGACGTCGCGAGCGTACTGGCCGCGGTAATCGGCGTCCTGGAACGGCCGCGGCGATGAGCGGTCGACGAGGCCGAGGTCGACGACGAGCCCGTCGAGCCCGCCGGGGTCGGCTGCTCCGAGCATCCAGTTGATCCGCCGGATGTCCGTCTCGGGGTCGCGCTTGGCGTCCGGGTTCGTGAACAGGCGGAAGGCGAGGGCGTCGTTGGGGTCGACGAGGTTGGTGTCGATGTAGCGACCGATCCCGCTCTTGTATGCCAGCCCCTGGCCCGCCTGCCGGACGTACTGCCGATCCATGATCCAGCCACGGAAGAGGATCGGCGCCTCGACGCAGCTGTCCTCTTCGACGATGACTTCCATCCAGCCGCGGACCAGCAGCGTACCGATCGGGTCGTCGAACACAATCCCGCCGAAGCCGACGCTGCCGTCGGCGTGCGTGGTCAGGCCGAGGTCGTTCAGCCGGATGTTGTGGGCGTGGTCGTCGCCCGCCAGGTAGGCGAGCAGGGTCATGGCTTCTTGCCGCGGGTCGCGCTCTGGTACGTCTTCTGCGAGTTCAGGAGCGAGCGCAGGGAGAACGTCACGGCGTTCTCGACGGTCACGGCAACCTGTTGCGCTTTGACAGCTGCCGTCGTCCGGTCGGAGGCTGCGACTTGCTGGCCGCTGGCCGTGTCGACGCTCGCCTGGATGACGCTCGCGGCATGCGGCAGGCCGTGGTCCCGAAGGTCGGCCTGGATGCGCTTAATACTCTTGGTATCGGCCTGCGTGATCTTGCCGTCGTTGATGAGCTTCTGCGCCTTGTCGATCTGCTTCTGGGCGTACTCGCGGCCGGGAATCTTCGCCTGCACCTTGGCGAGTGCCGTCTTGATGTCGGCTCGGAGCTTCGGGTCGCTCGTCTTCTTCAGCAGCGCCCGGAGGCCCGCGACGGTGTCCTTCGTCCCGGCGACGGAGCCCTTGTGCAGCCCGTTGATCTGCCGATCAGCTTCCTTCACGGCCGCGACGATCTGCTTCGCCGTCTTCGCGTTGCGGAGTTCGGCAAGCATGAGCCCGAAGCCGTTCTTCGCGATGGCGACGAGCCGGCTCAGGAGCCCTCCGATCGCGCCGGCAATCCCCGGCGTGCCCTTCTCCCGCCCGCCGCGATCCAGCAGCGGTGTGTTCAGGCCGGGACTCCCTGCGTTCTGCGCTGCCCGAGCGGCGAGGATGCGCGTCTGCGACTCCGACATGCCCTGCCCGCCTGGTCCCTTCAGCCAGTCCGGCAACGCGCTCGCGAACGCCTGGCCGATCGGGACGGCAGCAGCGATGATGCCAGCGGCGAGGAACGTGGCAGGCAGGAGACTGAACGCCTTCGCGAGCAGGCCTGCCTCGGAAGCGCCAGCGGCTCCCGCCGCTCCCCCGATGCCGCCTGTCACGTCCGAGACGAACAGCGGTGTAGCCGGCGAGCTACCGCGGAGCAGCCCGAGCTTCTGCCCGACGAAGTCGGCGATGCCGCCACCGATATTCGTCACCAGCCCGCCCGTGAGCTTGTTGACGGCGAACGCCCCGACGGCAATCTGCTGGACCCAATCGGGCAGCGACGAGAACAGGCTGACGGCCGACTTCACGAGGAACAGGGTTGCCTCCGCGGCCTTCTGCACCAGCGGAGCGGCAGCCTTCGCGGTGTCGAACAGGTTCCCGACGATCTTCGCGCCCTGCTCGATGTTGGCGTCCGAGAACAGGTTGGCGATCGCATCCCCGAACGCCTTCACGGCCGGCTGGTTGGACTTGATGGCCGCGTTGATCCTGACGAAGATTTTCGCCACTCCCGGCAGGGCAGCCTCGCCGAGCGTCGTGATGAGATCGTCGAAGTTGGCCTTCAGGGTGCGGACCTGGTTGGCGAGGCCCGTGCTGGTCCGCGCGAAGTCGCCCTGGGCCGTCTTGCTCTGCTGGAAGATGAGCGCATATGCAGCCTGCGCCTTGATCGCAGGCGTAACGGCTTCCTTCGTCGTCTTGATCAGCCCGAGCCGGAACGCCTCCTGCTTGATCTGCGCCTGGTCGATGTTGATGCCCAGTTCCTTCAGGGGCCGGAACTGGCCGGTCAGGCCGGACTGGAGCTTCTCCAGGGCGACACTCGGGTCGATGTTGTTGAAGCTGGCCAGGTCGGCCGCGAGCTTGACGAGCGCGATCGACATGTCGGCCGACCGCTTCTGGGCGAAGCCCATCGACACGAACAGGTTCCCGAACGTGGCAGCTGCCGAGTCGGCAGCGTTCTCCGAGAGGCCCATTGCCGCGGCAGCCGACTTGCCGAAGGCGTCAATCTTGGCCCGTTGCGCGCCGAAGACGACCCCGACCTTCTGAAGCGTCTCGTTCAGGTCCGAGGCGTTCTTGATCGCCTTCGCGAAGACGCCGGCCGACAGGACGCCGATGCTCACCACGGCCGTCGCGATGAGCTTCGCGGCGTTCTGCAAGCCGTGGCCGATCTGCTGGCCGGCCCGATAGGAGCGCGACTGCGTCTGATCGAGCTTCTTGTCGAGACTGTTCAGCGACTTCTCGGCGTTCGCGACTTCCTTGCTGAAGAGGTTCTTCAGTTCGAGGGACGCGATGAGCTTGGCCGTCTCCGCGACTGCCACCTATCCGACCGCCTTCCTGAGTTGCTGCACGCTGGCGTCCTCTTCGGCTCCCTGGCGTCGGACTATGCGGCCGACTCCGAGTTCGGCGACAAGCTGGAGTCGCCAACGAGCGAGAGCGAAGTCGTCTCGGTGCCGACCGTCGGGGAAGCAGTAGTCGAGGACCGCTTCGACGGCGTCCGGTGCCTTATTGATGGCCCAGTCTCCTGAGATGTCGACTCGGTCGTCGGCGAAGGCTGCGAGGACCTCGACCCCCGCGCCAGCAAAGGGAGCATCACGGCCTCTCGGTAGAGGTCGTCGACCACGTCCGCGATGTCGGTGGCGAGGTCGATGTCCGACAGGATCAGCCTGGAGATCGCATCCTGCGACACCGGCACCGGCTGGTTCTTCGCGTCGACGAGCGACCAGGACGCAATGCCGTAGCGGATGAACCGCTCCGTCAGGATGGCGAGGATGTCTGCCATGTCGATCTCGCCACCTTCACCGGCCTCCAGGGCGAGGGCGTTGCGGATGGCGATGGAGGAGCGGAAGTCCATTCGCTCCTTCAGGGTGACGGTGTCGTGGTCGTGGCGCTGCTCCCCCGAAGGCTTCGGGGGGCAGATGCACTTGATGTCCATCAGCTGACGGGCTCGCCCAGCTGCGACTCGCGAAGCTGGCACGTCACGATGCTCTCGAAGAAGCCCGCGTAGCTCGGGAGGTAGTAGGCGTTCGCCGTCAGCGTGACGGTCGTATTGCCGCCGCTCTCGCCGTCGTCGCGCGTGTAGTACCACGCCGGCATGCTGATCTGCCAACTGAACGGCGTCGTCGCACCGACGAACGGGACGGCCGTGAAGATGAGCCGGATGAACCGCGCCACCGCGTCCTCGGAGTACCACGCATCGGCCTCGGAGCCGGTGCCGACGGTGTCGCTCGTCTTGGCGAGCGTCAGGGCCAGGACGACCTCGTAGCCGGCCACGCCGTACTCGTTGATATCGAAGCTCTGGGTGGCGTTCGCGAACCTCTTCTGGTCGACGGTCCGCGTGATCGTCAGCGTGAAGTTGTGGAGGGCGTCGACAATCTGACCGGCACCGATCCCGGCGACGTCGTCCGCGATGAAGAGGCCCATGTCCTTCAGGTAGACATAGGTCGGCGTCGTGTCGACGAACAGGTCCGGCGTCGGCACGGTGCCGTCGACCGGGAAGTCCGTGCTGCCCGTCGAGGAGCCCGAGGCGAAGCGCCAGGTCGACGAGACGGAGCAGACGCCGAGGCCATCGGGCCCGGTGATCGTCAGGCTTTCGAGGATGCCGTCGCCCAGCTGGAACCAGTCGGTGAGAACGTCATCGCCGAACTCGTACGTGAAGACGTCCGGCTCGTCGAGGGGGTCGACCGGCGAGGGCTTGTGCGTCCACACGCGGCCCGTGCTGGCGACGGTTGCCGGGGACTCCTGCCCGCCGAACAACGCGCACATGAGCAGGGGGAGGGAGTCGTAGTCGAGGGCCGGCATCGTGAGCGGTGCCGTGATGTTCGACGGGCCGAGGTACGGGGGAACCGTCTTGACGATGGAGCCGGTATCGACGTCGGGGTCCGTCTTGGCGAGGTCGACGACCGGGACGCCGGACATCGGATAGGCGCGGGTGGCGGCGACCTTCGTCCCCATCGTGGCCTGACGGCCGAACTGATGCTTCCGCGCTCGCGTGAAGCCCTGGACTGGCATCTCGGGTTCTCCTCTCCTAAGTGATACGCCTACGGACCGGCGCGGGTCATGAACCCTGCGTATTCGGTTGTACGAATCAATCGCCCTGTTTTCAGCGACAAGCGATTCCTATCGTTAGTAGCCGCCGGCAAACCCCCCGATGGTGAAGATCGACGAGAAGAAGACCTCTCCGCTGGCGATCCAGTCGGGAGCGAACTCGGGGTCGTCCTCGATCCGGCGTGGTTCGAGGACCGTGGAGCCGAACGCCTCGTGCGGACGCTCCCACGTCCAGTCGATGAACTGGTCGACGAAGGTGTCGCGTTGCGTCACGGCTTCCTTCGAGTCGAAGAGCCCCCACACGATGCGGATGTCGACCTCGACGATCCGCTGCCGGAAGGGGCTGAAGGTGTTCCCCTCGCCGATCGTCTCGCGCAGCCGGTCGATGTAGGCATGGGGCGGCTTCAGCGTCCGCGGCCGGCCCTCGTAGACGCTCAGGTCGTAGGAGACGTCCTGCGCGTAGTCGCGCAGCATCTGACACGACGCCTGGCGCATGTACGTCTCGAACGGGATGCGGGTCGTCGTCGGCATCTCAGGCGCCGTTGTTCCAGAGCCGGACGACCTCTGTCGCCATCGGGCTCTCTTTCAGGGCAGCGACCGCGGCTTTCTGCTTCAGGCCGCTGCCCTTCGTCGCCCGCTTGTGGACCTTCGGTGCGAACATCGTCCTGCCCTTGACCTGGAACTTCAGAGCCCGGTTGTGGGCGACTTCGTCGTGGGCTCGCGTCCCGGCATCGAGGAAGTTGACGACCTCGGAGCCGAGAATCTGCGCGTCCGTCGCCGTCACCCTGCCGACCTTCACGGAGTCGGCCGTCTTGCCGGTCCGGCGCTTGATCCGCCGCCGCGTCTCCTTCACGTCGGCATCGGCCCACTTCTTCGCAACGGCAAGCGGCGTCTGCTTGATTGCGTGCAGGCGCGAGGACAGCTGCTGCTTGCCGGCGAGGCTCACTTCGTCAGGTCGACCTTCTCGTCGCCGACCGGCGACAGGACGACGTCGGTCGCAGCTGCCTCCGTCGTGCTGATGGCGTTCTGCGTCGTCACGTCGCCATCGGCCTTGCTGCCCTTGCGGCGCTTGACGGGCTTCGCCGCGGCGGCAGCCTCTGCCTTCGCGGCCTGGCGTGCGGTGACTGCTGCGCGTGTCTTGTCGCTCATGTGTCCGTCATCAACCTCAGGCTTCCGTGCTTGGTGTTGCCGCCGTTCGTGACCGTCACCCGCAGCTGTCCGTAGCAGGCCACCGGACCCCCCGGCTGCCAGAACGCATCGGCCGACAGTTCGCCGAACTCGTGAAGCGTCACGTCCTGGACCGCGTCTTCGAGCAGGACGTCGAGCGAGGCGAAGTCCATGTCCCCGAGGTCCAGCATCACGGCGTTGATGAGGCCGAAGAACGGCCGCTGGTAGGAGAAGCTCCCGTCCACGTCGGTGTCGATGAGGATGGTCCTGCTGCTCACCCGATGCCGAACCTTCGGCGGTGCCCACTGAGGTTGGCCCGGTAGGCCGGGTCCTGGTCAAGCAGGGCAACCGGGGACGTCGGACGTTCGCTCATCATCTCGGCCATCCGAAGGGCCGCTTGCGCGAGCATGTCGTCGGGCTCGTCGACGAGGTCGTCCCAGAGCCCGACGTCACGCTTGACCTTGCCGATGGCGGCTGACCGAACGCGGTCGACTGTCGTGTCCCAGTCATCGGTGTCGATGTTCAGGACTTGCTTCAGTTCGTCCGAGGTCGGCCAGTCGGCCATCTGCTACTTCCCTTTGGGTGGCGGTCCTTTCGGACCCTTCGGCTGAGGGAGCATTCCCTTCTTCGAGAACTTGCCGCTCGCCATGCTGCTACCTACTTCCCTTTGGGCTTGCTGGCCGGCTTCGCACCGACCCGCCCGCCGCCCTTCTTGAACTGGAACTTCTGGAGGGCGGCGGGAAGTGCCTTCTTCGCCATCGACTTACGAGGCGACGTTGTACGCCGTGAACGCGGCCGGATACCACGGGGCCGGCCAGAGCATGCCGACCAGGGCGACGTCCCGACCCGCGTGGGCCGCGTTGTCGACCTGGAGGGTGTACGTGCCGTCCTCGGCCCACGCGAAGCCGGACGAAGGCCCGACGAGCGCGTACGCGCCGTGTGCGTCGAGGATCGGGACGTGGACCGCCCGCAGCCCCGAGATGTTGCCCGAGACACCGCCCGCGACAGTCGCGTCAAGCTGGATGTTCGAGTAGAGCGGCTGGTTCGTGGTCGTCGCCTTCGCGTCGATGAACTCGCCGACGGCCTTCGTCGACAGCCAGAGCGTGTCGGGCCCACGCCGGATGGCGTCGAACGCGGCGACGTAGGCGTCACCCAGCTGGAGGTCGGCCGGGTCCATCGGGCTCGCGTTGCCGATGCCGCCCATCGCGTCGAGCAGGGCCGTGATCGCCTCGTCTTCCGAGACGCGGGCGTACTGCTCGGCCAGGAGTTCGACCCACAGGGAGAGGAACTCGGGGCTTGACCGCTTGATCAGCTGGATCGAGAGGTCACCGGCCCCGGCGATGCTCACCATGTCGAACTCGGTCGTGCCGATGAGCGTCTTGGTGCTGGCGACTTCCTGCTTCTCGGTGTTCTGGACACCGACCTCAGGCCGCTGGTTGATCACCGGCACGATGAGCTTCGTGCCGCTCGAAGGAGTCGGCAGCCGGCGGGTCGTCGTCAGGAACGGACGGCTCGGGTCGATGACGCCGATGAGTTCCGTCAGGTAGGCAGGCGGGACCATGCCGACGTTGTCCGTCGTGATGACGTCGTCGAGCGTCCGCATCTGCGCGTCCGGGATGCGCTCGCCGGTCATCAGCCGGGTTGCCAGCTTCAGCCATTCGCCCTTGCTGATGCTGACCTTCGGGTCCTCGGATGCTCCGGGGATCACGATGTCGGCTCGGGCGTCCTCCTCCAGTCGCTCGAACCGGGCCGCGAACTTCTCTTCGAGGCTCGCGAGGGCAGTCGCTTCCCTCTCGGCACTCGCCGTGATCGCCGACAGGATCGCTGCCGCATCGACGTTGACGCCCGCCACGGGCTCGACGTTCTCGCCCATGTGGGCCTCTCCTTCTGGTAGCGAGCGCACTGCAAGGACCGTCGCCTGCTCGCCGTAGGCGGGTCTGTAGGTGAGGGCTGCCCCGGTGGCAGCTGCCTTCGTGATGCGGTCGACCGACCGCCCGCCGCGGCGGACCTTCTGCACGGTGTTCTTCGCGGCGACCGTCTCGACGGAGACTCCCCGGATCACCCGGTCTTCGGCCAGGGCGATGATCTCGTCACCGGCCTGCGTGCGGGCAACCTTGAACGTGGCGTATGCCCCATCAGGCTGCTCCCAGATGCGGTTCGAACGCCCCTGGGGCCGACGTGTCGGCACGATGTCGCCGTTCTGGCCCACGCCCATCGCGACGTCGTGCTCGAGCCCTTGCAGGAGCAGGGAGTCGGGCGACATGTGTTCGAAGGAGCCCGGTGCGTACTCCTCCAGGCCCGATCGCGTGCTGATCGTCTTGTCGAACGGGACCAGCCGTACGTCGATCTCGCGCTTCTGAGCGGATCGGACGGTAACGACGTCCTCGTCTTCGAACTCGATCTGCTCTGGATCGTCGCTCATGAAGAGAGCCTCCATCAACCCTGCCTTCGCGGACTGTTCCGCAGGGGTGGAGGCCGACGAACCGGCTGGCGACGCGCGCACGATGCCGGTGGATATGCGATTAACGCGGATTATTGGCGCGGCCGGTGTCAGATGTCAATATCACCCGGGTGATCTCTACGCTAGACCTTGACATCCTCTCTACTGTGGCGTAGATTAGTCGCATGGGAACCCCCACCAACCCCACCAACGGGACGAAGGTCCCGGAGCGCTGCGCTCATCGCAGCGACCTCGGCCTCGGCTGCGCTCGCAGCCAGGGCCACGCGGGAGCCCATTGGCTCACCGCCACCCCGGAGGCCGCACGGGCGGACCTCCACCGGCAGGGCATCCGGGCCTAGCCCGGAGCCCTCTCGGCAAGGAGAACGCGCGATGACGACCAAGAACGAACGCGGACTGCACATCGACCCGGAGACGGGCGCAACGGTTTACACCCCGAAGGAGCGAACGATGACGACGAGTGACTTCATCATCATCGCGCAGGAGATGTCAGCAGCCTTCCGCAAGTACGCCGAGTCGGCTGACAACCTGACCGCGATGGAGGAGTTCCCAGGACAGTTCGCTAACGCGATCTCCGGTCAGCGACAGATGGCCCACGAGTGTTCGCTGATCGCCCGGAAGGCTCGTGAGGCAGCTGGCCTGCCAGCCCCGGTATTCGAGTGACGCTGAAGGAAGCCGCAGCGGTCCTGGGCCTGACCCCGGACACGCTGCGGCAGCAGATCAAGAACGGAGCCCTCCGGGCCCGCAAGTTCGGGCGGGACTGGATGGTCGACCCGGCAGAGGTCGACCGGTACGCGAAGGAGAACCGCCGCCCTTAGGCCGTGGCCTCTGTCAACCCGACGTGGCGCTTCTCGCGCGGGCAGTACGTCCACGAGCCGTCGAGCAGCTTGTTGCAGCGGCGCAGAACCTTGTTGACGAGGATCGTCTCATGGCAGCGCGTCTCGGCGGACCGGGCCTGCACCGGCAGGATGCTGACCTGGGCCTGTGGCGGGCTGAACGGGGCCGGTGCGTTGTCGGTGTCGCCGGGGGCGAGCCCCTCGAACGCCTGCGCCTGCTCGGGAGTCAGGATGCCGGCGCCGATCCCGACGGCATAGGCGTCGTAGCGGTCCTTCGTGTCGGCCAGCGTCAGGGCATCGGTGTCGAACCGGGCCACGAAGGCTCGCGGGATCATGTCCGACATCGCCTCCTCGATGGGCCGAAGATAGTTCGGCCTCAGGCAGCGGCGCAGGAAGTCGTCGTAGATGGTCGACAGGTTCTGGTACGTCAGGCTGCTCCCGCGCTGGACGTATTCGAGCAGCTGGCCGGGGATGTTGAACATCTGCGCCGTCGTGCCGGCCTGGTGGAGTCGGGCATCGAGCATCTGCGCCCCGCTGGCGCTGAACGTCGGGAAGTCGATGCTCTCGACGCGGGGGTCGACGACCCGCGGCCGGTTGTTGCCCTTCGCAGACCAGGCATCGGCGAACCGCTCGGCCTCCGTCTCGGCGGTCGGATCGCTCGGGTCGTCGTCGAGAATCTCGGCCGAGTGGATGATCGGTGCCGTGGTCGCGCCGCCATCGGCGTAGAAGTTGGCAGCCCAGTTCTCGGCCTCCACCGAGACGCTGACGGAGGCACCGCAAAGCTGCAACGGGCCGATGCCGCGGAGGCTGCTGCCATCTCGGATGTACGTCAGCTGGCGCATGTCCTCGTTCGGCATCGTCACCTGGCGAGCGACCCCGATGCCGCTCCAGACGATCTTCGGACGAAGGAGGTTCTGGATGTTCTGCGTCACCATGATCTGCTCGGGCGGGATGTTCAGGATCGCGATGGCGTTGCCGTCGGCGTCACGCTTCGCGATCCACCACCACGCCTCGCCGCGGGTGGCGAGGTTGTACGCCGTGTCGCGATAGAACTCGCCCGGTGAGCGGAACGGGTTGGGATCGGGACGGATGATCACGCGAGGGCGGTCCTCGGGCAGGACTTCGACCTCGTTCTTCAGGGCTCGCATGCTCATGCTGCCGACCGTATGGCTGATGAGCGTCACGGCCCCGAGGATGGACGGCACGCCGAGGGCATCTCGGAGGCCGGCCGGATGCCAGGGGCGGTCGGCGACACCCTGCAACGAGAGGATTTGCGCGTCGAGGGCCGGGAAGTCGTGGAAGGGGTCGATCGCCCGCGTCTCGACGCGCTCGGCAGCCTCCCCCGCGAGCCGGTGGGCCCGCTCCTCCATCGCGTTGCGCGTTCGGAGGTCCCAGAGGGTCGGCTTGCGCTCCTCCATCGGCCGGAAGCCGCGCTTGATCTCGTCGAAGAAGCTCATCGGACCGCCAACCTTCCCTCAGACTGAGGCAGTGATGCCATGTATACCGCACGGATCGCGGCCAGTGCGGCCGGGATCGGGTGATCGTCCTTCGACCTGACGGCCTCGTACGTCCCGTCGTGGTCCTGCTTGCGGACCGTCCACGTCAGGTCATCGGTCACGGCGTCGCAGTTCGACCACACGAGCCCGCCGGCAGCGACGAGCCTGGCGAACTCGGCACTCGCGGCCTTCGCCCTGCCGCCGCCGAAAGAGACGCCCTTCTCCTTCCTGACGTACTTCATCAGCTGCGAGTCCTCGACCTCGTATCCGACCTTCGCGTTGTGGCGCAGGGCGAGCAGCTTCAGCAGTTCGCCGACGGTGTCGGTGTCGACGGGATCGCCGACGACGTTCTCGACCAGCTGGAGGGCGATCCTGCGGTCGGCACGGCGCCAGGCGATCGCGATGGCTGCCCGTCGGCCGTCGGGATCGAGGGAGACGGCGAGGCTCGGCCGGACCGGCTGGCCGGTGGCACCGCGGGCCTCCACCCACGCCACGTCGGCGACGAGCCGGTCGGAGGTCGTCCGCACCCACCGGCAGAGATGCTCCGTCTCGAAGATCGCGAGCTTGCCGCGGGCCTTGTACGTCTGGAAGTTGAACTCCAGGTTCTCCATCGCCGTCGGATCGTGGCCGATGGCCGGGTTCGCCTCCAGCCAGCCCTCGACGTCGTCGACCGCGCGGTCGGGAGCGGCACTCCATTCGAGGTAGGCGAGGGAGGGATCGACGCCGGCACTCGCCCGAATGGAGTTCAGGACGACCGACGTGTCCTCCCCGGCGTTGCTCAGGTAGACCATCTGCGGACGCCTCGACGCCTGGAGCGTCGGCGTGGCCGCGGCGATGAAGTCGTCGTCCTCCATCTCGCGTAGCTCGTCGATGATCACGAGGTCACGGCTCGGGCCTCGGGCACCGCCACGGCTCGGGGCGACGATGGAGTAGATGCCGCCGTTCGCGAGCCTGATCTCCTCGGTGCCGTTGGCGAACCGCGGCTTCACGATCCGCCCGCCACGGCGGGCAAGCTGACCCGAGTACTTGCCCTCGATGATCTCGGCGACCTGGCCGAAGATTTCGCGGGGCAGGACGCGGTCCTGCGCCGTGTGCATGATCCGGTCGCCGGCCAGCAGCCTGCTGACGATCAGCGGCACCAGCAGGGTCGTCTTGCCGGACTGCCGAGCGACCACGATCGCGACGTGGCGATATAGCCAGGAGTCGCCGCGGCCCTTCGCCGTCAGGTAGCGGGCTGCCGTCTTCTGCCAGGGATAGAGGTCGATGCCGACGTCGTGGGCCGTCTGCACGAACTGGTCGATCTCGGTTCTCGCCGGGGTTGGCGGGGCCAGCCGGGGTAGCTCCCGGCCGACTTGCAGCTTCTGGCTATTCGCTGCGAATACCGCCATATCCAGCCCTGTTTCGTGCGAATATCGCAGGCTTCAGGGAAGCCCTGCTCGGGGAGGGGTAGATTCCCAGGC